TAAATTCAAAAAAAGGATGTTATGGACAATAAATTAAGAAAACAAGCACAACCAGTGTTTGATGCATATCCTGAATTACAGGAACTCATTGCCACGATAGACGGTAATTTCTTTACGCCGGACAATAAACAGCATGCTATAAATCATGCGAAAACAAAAGGCATTAAGTGGGTAATCATTTCCAGAGAAACCAAACAGCCTGAAAATGGTGGAGATGAGAAACCCATTGCTGAAATGACTGTCAAAGAGGTAACCAAATGGACTGAAAAGCAGAATGAAGTATCTGTACTTCAGAATGCCCTTGAAAAAGTTGATATCAGAGGCAGTAAAATAGCTATTGAAAATCGTATTAAATTTTTAACACAAAAGAAATGATGGAGAAAAAAGAATCAGAGGCCAAAGCAGTATTTGCACGTTTCCCTGGTGTCAAACATGTGTATGTTGACAATGACGGGGTGTATTTAACCAGGCGCAAAGGTGCCGAACGTATATCACGTGATGAGATTAAAAAGCCCAATAAGTCAAGCAAAAAAAATATTACTAACGAATAAAATATTATGATATGAATGATCTTCAATTTATACGTGGACAGGGAGAAGTTCCAAAGGCCTTGCCAGGGGAAGACCACATTAGTGGTTTTGCTATGTTTATCCCTGAAGCTGAATTATTACCTACACCTGAATTAGGGATTGATGGGTTTGATACAGAGAACCGTATTAAGCCAATAAGCTCCATTGAAACAGCTGAAAGCTATGGCATTAAAGCAGATGCCTCAAGCTGGTTTATAAAAGTATTGTATTACCATTTGAGTGAAATTTTTCGCATAAACCCGGGCATCAGCCTTTATGTTGGTATTTTCAACATACCGGCCATCGGATTTGATTTTTCAGAAATCAAAGAAATACAAAACTATGCCCAGGGACGCATACATCAAATGGCTGTATGGACACCAAACGCACTGGCAGGAGCAGATATTACAACCTTACAAGGACACGCAGATACTTTACATGAACAGGCTATCCCTGTACAGATATTATATGGGTGCACCATATCTGATATATCCGCATTAACAAATATGCGTAGCGCAGGTACATCGCGTGTATCTCTGGTAATTTCGCAGGATGGTGAAGGCCGTGGAGCTGATTTGTATAAAGACCCAGGAAATACCGGTACAAATAGTGTTACACATATTGGGATGTTTCTTGGTTTCTTATCGCTGGCTCAGGTGCATGAAAGTATCGGATGGGTTCAGAAGTTCAACAGCGGTGTATCATTACCTGCGTTTGCAGATGGCACCTTGCTGCGTGATCTCGACCAGGCTGTTATTGAAACCCTGGATGCTGACGGGTATTTATTTCTGGTAACTTATCCTGGCATTGGCGGTTCTTATCCCAATGATAGCCATACCCTGGATGAAGTTACCAGCGATTATGCTTTTATTGAAGCAAACCGCACAATGGACAAGGCAGAACGAGGCATACGTACATACCTTACGCCCTATCTCGGGTCTCCGCTTTACGTTAACCCTGAAACCGGTAATTTGCGTATTGATACCGTGAAATTCCTTGAAACCCTTGCAGGTAAGCAACTGGAAGACATGGAAGCCGCAGGTGAACTTAGTGGATTTACAGTTGAAATTGATCCTGAACAAAATGTATTATTAACATCCGCAGTTGAATTTGTGATTAAATCAGTACAAGTGGGTGTTATGCGTAAAATGAAAGTCAAAATTGGTTATACCACTAAAACAGCATAGTTATGAATGGAATTAGATATGTACCGCTTATTAACGGCGTTGAGCCGTCCTGGGCAAACCTGACAGTAAACATTGCCGGATTTCCGGAAACAGCCATCAAAAAAATTGATTATTCCGATAATCAAACCATTGAGAATATTTATGGTGCCGGCCAGCGTCCGGTAGCCCGCGGATATGGTAAAATTGAAGCTACGGCATCAATTACCCTTTTACGTTCTGCCGTTGAAAACATCCGTAAAGCATCTGTTACCGGTAGGCTGCAGGATATTGCTCCTTTTGATATCATCGTTAATTTTGTGCCCCCACAGGGAGGGAAAATAATTACTCACCGCATTCGTAATTGTCAGTTTAAAACCGATGGATTAAGTGTTGGTGCAGAAGATACCAGCATTGAAACCGATTTTGAACTGGTGGTAAGTCACATTGAATGGAAATAAAAGAAAGGCAAAATATGAAATGGACAAAGGAACAAATTGAGGCCTACAAGGAAAAATATGGCAGTTTGTATAAATACACGGCAAACGATGGCAAATCGTGCCTGTTACGTTCTCCGGGGCTTGAAATCTTAGACGCATGCCGCACAATTAGCGGCGGCTCATCCATTAAATTTGACAAGGCCTTGGTGGAAAATTGCTGGGTGGATGGAGACAACGAATTGAAAACCCTGGATAAATATCAGATGGGTTTGTTTGACTGGCTCGGTGGCATCATTCAAAAAGTCGATGGCGAATTGGAAGAGCTTTAGCCTTTGCTAAAATTGAGGAACCCGGGGCGAGCGAACGCCACGACCTTGCAAAGGCGATAACCTACAAGTACAGGGTTATAAGGGCTTATGTAAGGTATTATCTGAAATATGAGCCGGAAGTTCTGGATAGAATGAGTATGCAACAGCTTGCACAGGCTTTCCAGGACTTGTTATATGTAAGAAACCGTCGAAGTAAATACGAAGCCGAAGAGTGATGGAAAGAGTTCAGTATGCCATAGAAATTGTTGACCGCTGGGGGAAGCCGATTAAAAAATTACAATCGGATGTTCGCAGCATTGACCGCATGAAGGTTAACGACCCTTTTCGGGATATGCCAAAAAGCATAAATCAGCTAAGAGCTAATTTAGAGCGATACAAACGAGGTGCGGAAAGTACTTTTCGCAGCGACCACCTTCGAAAATACAACATGCTCATCGGGCAAACCGAGAAAAAAATACGCATGTTGGAGAGTGCTTCACAAGGTGCCAGTGCTAAAACCAGGATGCTGGGTGGTGCCATGAAAATGTTGCCGGTAGTTGGCGCTGCCGGTGGTATAATGATGCTTGCCAGCGCGGTTAACCGCTTTGGCAAGGAGAGTATAATGGCAAGTGCCGCTTTTGAAAAGTATGGTGTAACCTTAAGAACCATGCTCGGTTCGCAGGGAGCAGCGCGCGAACGAATGAATGAGTATGCCGATATTGCCCGAAAAACACCTTTCCAATTGCGCCAGGTAGTTGAAGCCGGTAACCAGTTGCAGGCAATAGGCAGATACAGCCGCAGCAACGTAACCATGCTTGGCGACCTTGCCGCAGCAAGTGGTAAGCCCATTGAGCAGGTAATGAATGCCTACGCCAAGTTAAGCACCGGACAAAAAGGCGAAGCAGTAAAAATGTTCCGCGACTTGTTAATTAGTTCGCAGGACTGGGCAGATGCAACCGGTAAAGGAATTAAGAAAAATGGCGAGCTGGCAGCCACAACCGAAGAAATGATAGCTGCACTTCCAAAAATTCTGCAAAAGAAGGGTTTCTTCGGCATGATGGATCAGCAGGCAAAAACAACCGAAGGGCAGATAAGTAATTTGGGCGACGCGTTTGATATGCTAAAAGTGGCTGTGGGCGATAAGATGAAGCCCGCCTTTGACCGGTTCTTAACAGGTACTACCGGAATTGTTGAAATGATGACCAGGTGGGTAGAAGTACCCGTACCCGAAAAAATTGCCCGCGAAAAAGCCGAACTAAACTCACTGGTAGGAATTATAACCGATGCCAATACAGGCGAAGAGCGGCGGTTCGAATTGCTTACTCAATTGAAACAGGAGTATCCCGAGTTTTTAAAAGGAGTTAATTTAGAAACAATAAAGAATGAAGAGCTTCGGAAAAAACTGGAGGAGGTTAATAATGAGTACGAAAGAAAAATAAAGTTAGAAACTGTAAAAGGACTGGCGGGTGCAGAAGAGCAGAAACTTGCAGATTTAAAGCTCAAAAGAGAAAAGTTGCTTGTCGGCTTAGAAGCCAGGGATAAAATTAACGAATTAGAAACCTTTTTTAAAAGTCGTTATAAAGTTTATCAGCAAGGAGGCCCGAGTGGCACCACAGAAACCTATGAACAGGCACTAGATAAAAAGGCGAAGGAATATAATAAATTATTAATTAACGAGCCTGATAATAAAGAAGCTAATGATTTTTTACAAGCTTATGCTGATTATAAAGCACAATTATACCTTGCTGAACAAAATAATCGCTTTTTCGATTCTCAAAAAAAATTAAAGAAAATTGAGACAGAAATAGCTATTCAGGAAAGAAAGCTGTCTGCATATAACAAAAATGCCAAAAAAGTAGAATATCAGGATATACTTGAGCGGGCAAAAAAAATTGACATAGCAGATCAAACCACCTTTGATGAGCTGTTTGGCAAAAAAGAGATTGCCGGCAAATTTGATGCTCTCAGACAAAAAGCAATTAAGAGCTTTGATAAAGTTAGTGTAGATGAATGGGATAAGCTGGCCAGCTATTTAGCCGGTGATTTGAAATGGACAAAAAACACATCTAATGAACCCAGCCCTGTTGGTAGCCCTACGCCAGGCGGAATTAATATTGATGAAGCTTCGGCAACCATTACCGGAGGCGGACGCATGGTGAAGCAGGTAAACATTGAAATTGAAAACCTGATAGGTGGTGAGATAATCAATAATTTTAGAGATACCGACAGCATTGAGGATGCCGATGATTTTTTAACGCAACTATCTAATGCTTTACAATCGGTAGTAAATGATATAAATATGGCAAGCGTATGAGTACAATAATTGTAAGGTATAATAAACAGGAAACCCATAACCTTAAATTCTGGCCTAATGTTGGCAAAGATACAAATGAGCGTTTATACTTAAATACATTAAATGCTGCCGTGCGTGCAGCTGCAAATACAGGCATACAAATTTCGTATGGACAACTGTATAGCCATGCATTGTTGAAAAAAATAACAGAAGAGGTTTCTACAAACGAACAATTAAGCGTTGATGGCCGAAAATCTCCATATCTTGGCAGCTCAGGCGAGATTGTCAGAAATATACTTATCCTTAAAAGCCAGGGTGAAGCTTATGAAATAGCATTCTATGATGTAAAGATAAAGGTTTCGCAAACAAAAACCATTAAAGAAACAGCCCTTACCGGACGCACAGGAACCATAAAAGAATATATACAAGCAAAAGATTATGTGGTACAGGTAAAAGGGTCTATCATCAGCGATAACCCTTGTGGGTTTCCCATTTCGCAGCTGGGCGATGTTGTTGATTTGATGAAAAAACCTGAAAGTATGGAAGCAGCCAGTATCTATTTACAGGCCTTTGGCATTACAAAATTAGTACTTAAAAATGCAGATTACGACCAGCAAAATGCAAACTATATAAACACATTACCATTTGTATTTACATTCGTAAGCGACGAAGATTATGAATTGCAGGTGGAATAAATATTACCAAATATTACGCAAATTGTACTTTGTAATGAAAGCACGGCTTGCTTCATTGTCATATAAAGTAATTACGATATCTGCACTGCCTTCATATTCAACCAGGCGTATGGTAAAATCTCCATTGTATTCAACAATTTTCCATTCGCAGCATGATGTTGGATATCCGTTTGTTAATTTAACTTCAAAAGACCAGCAGCCTGGATATTCAGATACATATACATCAAAATCAGCATTGTATTCAACAATACGTACCTCGGCAGCCATATTAAAACCATTAATTTCGCAATTTTTATCTGGTTTTTGTTGTGCAATGCCGCTAAGGGATATCGTAAGAAAAATGAATGTTGTTAATTTAAACCGATTCATGAGATGTTTGTTTTAACATGTAATATACAAATATTAAGCCAAACAGGCAAAATCATTACCTACGATTATGTAGGCGATGTAAAAATTAATACTTCCATTGAGCAATTTACGGACACGTGTGTACTTACTGTACCGCGCAAACTCAAATATAAAGGTAAATCTATTGTGGATTATATTGCCAGAAACGATGAAATTTCCGTGCAACTCGGCTATAATAACGAGAATGAAACAGTGTTTAAAGGCTATATAAAAAGCGTTTCAACAGGAACGCCAATTACTATTGAATGCGAAAATAAGGCATGGGAGCTCAAGCATAAAAAAATAGAGAAAAAGCATGAACCATCCCTTACACTCGGTAAGTTCCTGAATACTTACATGGCCGATTATGATAAAAAATTTACTGATGTAAATCTCGGTGAGGTCAGGGTAAACGAAACCACTACCCTCGCAAAGGTTTTTGATTATATTAAAAGCAATTACCCGCTTAGTTTTTATTTCAGAGAGGGCATTTTTTATGCCGGGTTACCCACAACATTGCTTACCGGCGATCAGAAAACCATCAAGTTTAAAACCGGTTATAACATCATTAGTGATAAGCTAAACTATACCAGAGCTGAAGATATCGCCTTACAGATAGTGGCAAAAGCCATTTTAAAGGACAATACCAAGTTAGAGGTAAAAGAACCGGACAATGCAGATAATGCAGACATACGTACCTATTATGTGCCAGGTGCACAAAGTGAAGATGATTTAAGAACCTTTGCCCGGGAGAAATTACAACAAGATAAAGTGGATAAAATGGACGGTTCTATCACTGCCTTTGGCTTGCCTTATGTGCGAAAGGGTGATATTGTTCATTTGTTGGATGATACAAATGAGGAACGGAATAATAAGCGGTTTTTGGCTAAGGCAGTTAATTACACCTTTGGCCAAAACGGATACCGTCAAAAAATAACATTGGGAGCTGAATACCATGACTAAGATAGCAGACTACATACGGGAAATTGCAGGTAAATCTGATGATAATATTTTTGTCGCTACCGTGATGAAAGATTCTGTTTCCGGCAATACCTGCACGGTGATACCCGTTGATGGCAAAGCTAAGGTGGAAAAAGTGCGCCTGAATGCTGATATCAATGGTGAAACCGGTGTACTGATTACACCCACAGATGAATCTTATGTACTGGTAGGTATGCTCAACCCGATAGATGGCATGGTACTTATGTTTAGTGAAATTAAAAGCATCAGCATTAAAATAAATGATGAGATAAGCCTGCTGATGGATGCCGATAAAATTGAATTTAACGGAGGTGTAAAAAATAGCTATCTTTGTGATATAAATGTTGTTAAAGATAAAATTAGTGCGCTGGAGCAACAGCTAAATGATTTGAAAACGGTATTTTCAAATTGGACACCGGCGCCAAATGATGGGGGCGCTGCTTTAAAAGCTGTAAGTGCAACCTGGGCAGCGCAAACTATTAATCCTTTAACAAGTGTAGATGATTTAAAAGATGATAAAATAAAACACTAAGGCTATGATAAACGGAATAATACACGACAGCGAAGGAGACATTCTGTTACAAAACGGCGATTTTGTAACCGGCGACACCACACCGGATATTGTGGCCGATACCATTGATTTGTTGCCAGGCGATAATAAGAACTACCCGCTTTTTGGTTGTGGCTTACGGTTAGCCATTGGCGGCAAACCGGATGTATTTTTCCCGGGCAAGTTAAAGTTGCAGACAAAAGCGCAGGGTATTACGGTTAAAAAAGTAAGTATTAATAAAGACGATATATCGGTTGAGTTATGATGAAGAAATTGACCATACAGGGCGAGCAAACATTGTTTGATATAGCCATTCAGGAATATGGCAAAACCGACAGTGATACTATATGGAAGTTGCTGTTGGATAATCCAAACATTGCATTTGATTACAGGGCACGGCAAACCGATAGCGTAACACAGGGAAGAATTATTATCGACGATTATGAAGTAATTGAATCAGGCTTTAACGATTTGGCTTACCCTTTAACCGAAGGGCAAACAATTAATATTGATCCGGATTATCCCGGAAAGGAAAATAGTGTTTTGAAAAAGATTGAAGGAAAAACAATATCAACCGGCTATGCAAAACCATTAAACAATTAACAATATGGCACGAACAGAACAGGAAATAATTGACGATATGGGCACTCCGCCCTCGGGATTTGTATTTGCGCAGCTTGCCGAATGGGTAACGTGGCGTGGCTTTTTTGCAAAGGCCATTGCTTTGTTTGAGAGCATTCTTGACAAAACAAAATCAGACATTAATGCTATCATTACTAATCAAAAAATAGGCTCAAAATACTGGTATTATAAAAAAATACTGGAGTTCCAAAATGGCGACACGCTTGTAATGGATGAAGACACAGGTATATTGTCTTATCCGGCCGTTAATCCCGACAAACAAATTATTGCACGCTGCTCAATTAGCGAGGAGAATATCGAAGGTGTTAATCATGTGGTTATAAAAGTAGCCAAATACAACAACCTCGATGATAAGGTGCTTGTGCCGTTGGATGTTTCAACCGAACTGCCGAATTTAGAAGTGTACGTGG